GTTTCGTATTGTCCAGTTCGCCTGTTACGGCGACCAGTAAACGGTGGGTCGATGGAGAAGTGATCGTCATCGGCGTAGCCAGTGGTCGTGAACTTACCTGCACGCCAAATCACCCGATACTCACGTCGTCGGGATGGGTCGCGGCAGGCGTCTTGAACGTAGGTGGCAACGTAGTCTGCGACGGCAGGCGTCAGTGGGTCGCGCCGCTGGTCGACGGCGACCATCAGGACATGCCAGCCACTATTCAGCATCTCGCACACTCGGCGTTCGGTGCGAGCAAGGTGATGTCCGTGCCAGTGCCATTGACCAGCAAAGACTTCCACGGCGACGGGTCTGACAGCGAGGTCGCAATTATACGGACCGATCGCCAACTGCGGCACCGTGGGGACGCCTCGCTGCCTCAGCATCGTAGCCAGCCGTCGCTCGGTGGGGGTGGGCACGAGCGTGTGTTGTCGGGTCGTCGCTTGCTGGATGAGCGTCGCGCGTCCGACGATACGACCACGACTCGCAGCATGAGCGGCGCGCACTTGTCGTCGGCGTTGTGCGAGCGGCATGCGACTCCACTTCAGTCGCTCAGCGTCGCTCTGGCAACGAGGAACGATGTCGCGCTCGTGGAGGCGTCGAGCCACGACGCTGCGCGAGACGCCGAACTCGCTCGCCAGTTGATTCACGGACAGGCCATCCCGGTATTTCTCGACGAGATCGTCTACGTTGAGCGTCAGTCGATTCATGGATTTGTCTACAATCTAGAGACGGTGGACGGGTGGTATTCGGCTGACGGTATCGTAACGCACAACTGTCGGTGTTCAGTTGGCTTAGAGGACATCACAAAATGACAGCACCAATCGTTCGGCAGCCTACGCAGATTAGCCGATGGGGCGATAACGACGAAGCCCGTTTCATCGAAGGACTCGGCACGCACACGCTGGGACATGTCACACCAATCGAGACAGCGTCGCTGTTGATGGCCTACGTGTCTTCACTGTCGAAGCGTCAGCGGTGGGGTGAGTTGCATCCTGACAAAGCACGCAAGGTCGCCATGATGCGCATCACCGAGATCCAGAAGGAACTGCGTGCAGCGAAATAAGGTCTTACTGCTTGGCACGGTCGAGCGCACGCTGAGGTTGGCCCCCATCGGTGACCCTGCGTATGAGGTGTGGGGGCTGAACAACATGTTCAGCAATGAGTATCTGCGCGACGCTGACGGCAAGCTGCTTGCGCATGCGTGGTTCGATCTGCACGAGTGGGTCGCGCAGAGTGCGTCCGACATTCAGGGCATCGAGTCATGTCCGGTGCCGATCTATCTGTGTGGGGACGATGCAGACCGCGTGCCGAATGGGATCCGGTATCCGATCGACGAGGTGCGTGCGGCGTTGCCGTTCGCTGAGGATTACTATACCTGCACGTTCGCCTATCAAATTGCCTTGGCGCTGTGTCTTGGCTACCAGACCATCGGACTCTATGGGATCGAGTTGGCATGGGGGCGCGAGGGACTGATTGAGAAGCCGTGTGTGGAATACTGGATTGGTGTGGCGCAGGCTCGCGGCGTCACGATCGAGAAGCCAGCCGAGAGCGTGTTGTGCAACCATGCCGGCCTACACTACGGCTTTGATTATCTGGACGAAAAGGAACTGGTGGAACACTGCCTTGATCAGTTTCTTCTGTTCGGCGTGATGAACATGGGCCACGAGTCGAGCTTCAACAAGCGCATCGCTCGGATGTATGAATTGCGCCGCAACACGAGAATCATTGACGATGGCGCATAGATCGTCCCGACGTCAGGAGTGTGTATGACCGCACGACTCGGTCAGATCAAGGACGCCATCATGCACGAGTTACTGCGTCGTCAGCAGATGATCGAGCAGTCCGACGACATCAGTTCTATCGGCTTCGAGGTAAAGCTAAATACGCGGCATATCGAGAAGCCGTTGATTCGTGCGGTGCTGGTGTCGGTCGAGCATGCGTCACACATCACGAGACGTCCGTAAGGTCTCGTGTTGACGCAAACGGAAGGCGCGGCGTAGACTTTCGGTAGGTCGGCGGCGGAATCGCACTGAGCCTCATCAGGCGCAACGGGGGCACATGCCTTGGGAGATCTCATTCTCTCGGGACATGTGCCCCTTTTTTTATGGGTGCTGCATGACAGACTTCCTCACACGTGCCGCATGGAACGAGACGCAGTCAGGTCCACTGCGGAAGGGCTTTGATGCCAAGGCCGTCGCGAACGACGAGACGCGCACGGTGGACTTCACGATCAGCACCGGCAGCGTGGACCGCGAGAACGACACGATCAATCCCAAGGGGTGGAATCTCAAACAGTACCGCAAAAACCCTGTGGTGCTCTGGGCCCATGACTATCACGACCTGCCGATTGCGCGAGCGTCGTCAGTGTCAACCACGGGCGAGAGCCTGATCAGCAGCGCCCAGTTTGTGCCCGGTGAGATCCATCCCTTTGCCGAGACGGTCTACCAGATGCTGAAACTCAAGTTTCTGCGAGCCGTGAGCGTGGGCTTCAACCCTACTGAGTTCGACGTCAACGAGGAACGCCGAGGCATCGACTTCACCAAGCAAGACTTGCTGGAATATTCGGTGGTCCCGGTGCCTGCCAACGCTGAGGCGTTAACGCTCGGGATCAAGTCGATGCGTGCGCAGGGCGTGGATGTCGAGCCGCTCAAGGCATGGGCAGAGCGCGTACTGGACGAGTGGGAAGACGAGACGATTCCGCGAGAGATGGTCGAGGCGATGGCGAAGGCTGATGCGTCGGTGCGTGTGCCGGTTTCTGACGACATCACGGTCTCGGCGGAACTCTGGACGGCGATCACTGAGCGCGTTGACGCGCTTGAAGAGCAGACGGCTGCGCTGGCAATGGCGCACGAGGTCGTCGAGGAACCACACGTGGAACTAGCGGATGGGTTGACCTTGGAACTGGCTGACGACGAGCCGGTCTTCGAGACAGCAGACGTGCAGGCGGCGATTCGCGACAACGTGACGCGCACGTTGGGCGAGACGATACGCAAGCAGGTGAAGGCAGCGTTGGTCGCTGTCACTGGACGGGTCGATTAGGAGGATTGAAGCATGGCAACGATGAACGAAGGTCAGCTTGCCGAGTTCGTCCGAGACACGACGCTGCCGATCATCAAAGAGTTCTGCGACACCGAAGTTGCAGACATCGTGGCAGCGTCCGTCGAGAAGGGCATGGTTGGCGTCAAGGAGCGCGTGACGCAGTGGGAAGAGCAGATCAGCGCATCCCAGAAGGTCGCGCCGCAGTCACGCAAGATCGGCGAAGCGTTCGGGTTGTATATCCGCGCTCTGGCTGCGGGGAAGAACGACCTCACGCGTGCCGCTGAGATCTGCGACAAGTGGGGCCACGGTGACATCGCTGCGATGATCACGGGTCACCAAGCGAAAGCGATGGCGGCTGGCGACGCGACGGCCGGTGGCTATCTGGTGCCGACTCAGCTTAGTCAAGACGTGATCGAGCTACTCCGTGCGGCGACGGTGATGCGGTCGGCAGGTACGCCGACGATTCAGATGCCGACGGGCACGTTCAAGATGCCGAAGATCACGTCTGGCACGGCGGGCACCTACATCGGAGAGAACACCAACATCACCAAGAGCGAGCCAGCTGTCGGTCAGCTGACACTGACGTTCAAAAAGCTCGCCGTGTTGGTGCCGCTGTCGAACGACCTGCTGCGCTACTCGTCACCCTCTGCGGATGCTATCGTGCGCAACGATGTCGTACGCGGACTGGCGACGCGTGAGGATCAGGCGTTTTTGCGCGACGATGGCAGCTCTGGCACGCCCAAGGGCTTGCGCTACTGGGCACCGGCAGCAAACGTCATCGCGGCGAACGGCACCGTGTCGCTCGCGAACGTGACGACCGATCTCGGCAAGCTGGTGCTACAGCTGAAGTCGGCCAACGTGCCGATGTCGAGACCGTGCTGGATCGGCTCGCCACGCACTGAGCACTATCTGGCGACGGTGCTCAACAGCAACGGGCAGTTCGTGTATCGCAACGAGATCATCGGTGGGTCCTTGTGGTCGTGGCCGTTCAAGACTACGACATCGATTCCCGAGACTCTCACCGATGGCGGTGGCGCGAATGAGTCGGAGTTGTATCTGGTTGATTTGGACGATTGCGTGATCGGTGAGTCGATGGGGCTCAGCGTGGACGCAAGTGACACAGCGGCGTACCACGATGGCTCAAACGTCATCGCGGCGTACTCTCAGGATCAGACTGTCATCCGAGCGATTGCCGAGCATGACTTCGGCGTCCGTCGTGAGGAAGCGGTGGCCCTCCTGAACCAAGTGACCTGGGGCGCGTAGGTAGCTCTGTAGAGGGTGAGGAGTAAAACATGATTACACGAGACCTTGCAGGGACTCGCGTCGTGCAGGCGATTCAGACGCAGAGCTTCGACGCATCGTGTGAGTCGGGCTCGGCGGTGACGGGCGAGATCATTGACCGTCTCTCGCTTGGCCGACACTACCTGGCGGCCATGCCGTTCGTGAACGTCAAAGCTGACATGGGCTCGTCCACGGTGGGTGAGAACTTCGTCGGTGTCGAGGTGGCGTTGCAGCATTCGACGTCGACAGCTGCCGGTGACTTCGCCGTGTTCAGCACGGGTGAGCAGCCTGTGCAGAAGGCGCTGTATATCATCAGCAACACGTCGTCGACCGAAACGCGTGGCAGCGGATTCCTTTCGACCGCTGGTGCGTCCACGTCGACGGGCGCAGCCGCTGGCGGAGTCGATCCGGGCTGGTACGACCTGACGGCAGCGGCCCGGTATCTGCGCCTGTCGTTCACTCCGGAGATGTACGCGACGTCGAGTGGCGGCGTCAAGATCACCGAGATCGCGGCTGGCATCGCCTTCGGTCAGCCTGACGAAGAGCCACACACCACGACAGCCACGTCCACGGATCAGTGGCTGAGGACGACCTAGCATGCCCTTCGTGGAACTGACCCGCCGCTATGTCGTAGGCGGCGGGTCGCTGTTTACGCGGGGTGAACGGATCTATATCGACAACCCTGACGAAGCTCAGCGACTCGTGGCGTTGCGAGCCGCTGTGATCGTCACCGGCCTCGACCAGCCGGTCAAAGACAAGATGGTCCAGGACGCTCCCGCGAAGAAGTCGAAGCGCGTGCGGCGTCGTCCACATTGATGAGTTCAGAAAAAGAGTTCGCGCGTGTTGCACCTGGCGCCGAAGGGGTCGACTACGATCACCCGCTTGCGGCGCACGTAGAGATTCTCGATCGCCAGACCGCTGATGTGCGCACCACGCGCAAGAAGGTGGCGCTGGTGGGCTTTGCCTCATCGACGCGTGAGCTTGCGCCGTTCGATGATCCGACCTTTGAGATCTGGGGCATGAATCAGCTCTATCGTCACATTCCTCGTGCGGATCGCTTCTTCGACATCCACTACTATTTCGAGGAAGGCAACGTCGAGGGGACTGATCATCTCGGCTGGCTCCGTGACGGCAAGATTCCCGTGTACATGACGACGACGCACGACGAGTATCCGACGTCGGTGCGCTTCCCGATTGAAGATGCGATCGAAGTGGCTGGCGTGGACTACTTCACGAGCACCGTGGCGTTCATGGTGGCGCTGGCAATACGAGAGAAGTTCGAGGTCATCAAGGTCTACGGAATTGATTTGATTGTCGGGTCTGAGTACGAGTGGCAGAAGGCGTGTGTGGAGTACCTGCTCGGCATCGCGCATGGTCGTGGGATCGACGTGGGACTGCCTGAGCGGTGTGCATTGCTGGCCTGCCCGTGGCGCTACGGTTATGAGAAGGAGCCGAAGGCATGGCCCATTGTCGGCAGCGAACTGATCTCGCGTCAGGAGTTGCTGACCATTCAGCGTGACGAAGGGCGCAAGCGGGTCACAATGCTCGAAGGGGCATCAGTCGAATGCAAGCACTGGATCGAGAATACGGACCCGGTGCCGTCAGCTATGACGGAGCACCTGAGCACGCTGCAGCAGAAGATTCACGAGCAGCGAGCGCAGGTCGCTTTGCTTGATGGTGCGTTACAGGAGGCGGGCTACTGGGCGCAGATATCAGAATTGCGTCAACGGCAGGGACACGTCGAACTTCCACACGAAGCGATCCTGAAGAAGATCAAAGAAGGGGTGTGACGTGTTGCTCACCGTCTGTGCCTCATCAACCGAGAGCAGTCTGACGTCGGTGGAGTACGTGCGCTCTGTGATGGGAACCACGGCCACGGCGACTAGCACGGGATCGGCGGCTGATGATTACAATCGCATCACCGATCTGATCGAAGCGTCGTCGCAGTGGGCTGAGGATTACATTGGGCAGCCGATTGGCGTCGGACTCTATCAAGAGTTGGTTCCGGCCTACGGCAGCATGGCGTTACTGTTGTCACGCACGCCGGTGCGCAACGTGCTGCGCGTCTACGATTCCAGTTCCACCGACACCGCATCAGAACTGCAGTCGAGTGAGTATCGACTGGACGCGGATGCCGGCATGATCCAGCGTGACGCGGGCTTCGAGTGGACGGCTGGTCGCTGGCAAGATATCGAGTCGTTCCCGGTGCCGGGGTCTGAAGCGCCGTCGTGGCTCGTGGAGTACGAGGCGGGCTGGGCGTTCCCCTATTCGACGACAACGGCCGGCGAGACTACCAGCACGGGTCGCACGTTGCCGAAGTCGATCGAGACGGCCGTGGCAATGCGTGTGCATGATTTGTATACCGCGCAGCCGAACAACGTGACGCGTGAGCAAGTGGGCGATCTCTCGGTCACGTATCGATCGGCAGATGCGGACAGCAACAAGACGCAGTCCGAACCGGAGAAGTTGTTACGTTCTTACCGACGGGTACTGTGAACTGTGATGGTACGTCCAATATCCAGCTTCGATCACCTAATGGCCCACACGGCGACGATTGCCCCGTGGACAGGATTCGATGGCCAAGGCGAGCCAACGTTCGGTGCGGCCGTGACGTATCGCTGTCGGCTGGGTGCGAACATCAAAAACGTGCGCGATGCACGCGGGCAGGAAGTTGTATCGTCGCACACGCTGTGGCTTGGGGCCTCACCGATCGTCAACGTGCTGGACAAGTTAGTGCTGTCGACTGGTGTCATGGGGTCAACGGAGGAGTCGAGAACATCACCGCCGATCATCTCGGTGCAACAGCATGCTGATCAACACGGGATGCATCACACGAAGTTGTACTTGAAGTAATGGCTATCTGGAAGATCACCGGGCGACGTACCGTGCAGGCGGGCATTCGGAGCGCGGGTCTCAAGGCGAGCGTGGCTGCGCAGGTGGCTGCACGTGTTGAGGCTGGGCTGATCCTGACTGAAGCGAAGCGCCGCACGCCTGTGCAGTTCGGTGCGCTCAAGGCTAGTGGGCGGATCGTCACTCGTAAAACTGGTGTCGCCATCCGGTTCGGTGGTGGCGACAACGCGGGCGAGTTTCAGGATCAGCCGCTTGACTATGCCGCTGCCGTACATGAGCGCACGTGGGTCCGACACGCGAACGGCGAAGCGAAATTTCTGGAAAACGCGGTGACGGCCGCTATGCCTGGGTTCGCCGGGCGTGTCGCGGCGAGGACGAAAGCGGCGATGGGCACATGATCGGGAACGACCTGACGGACTACCTGTCTACGCAAGGGATCGGCACGATTGGCACGGATCTGTTTCGTGGCCCGATGCTTCCGGTGCCTGATGCGGCGGTGTTTCTTGTGCCGACGGGTGGCGTGTTCTCAATCCATGCAATGAGCAGCAGCGCAGGGCAAGGCATCGAGCGATCGCGGGTGCAGGTCATTGTCAGAGCTACGACGTTTGATGCGGCCGCGACGAAAAGCAACGACGTCTTCAAACTGCTAGACGGCCTGAAGCCGATCACGATCAATAGCACGCGCTACCTGTGGGCCTTCGCGATTGCACCTCCAGCGTTCATCGAGCGAGACGACGACGACCGCGAGATCTTCAGCACGAACTATGAGTTCGTGAAGGACTTAACTGCGTAGGAGGAGATCGCTATGGCGACAGTGCATTACAACGGGGCTGAGTTGCTGGTGGGTGGCCTTCGGCTCAAAACGCACATGGCTGATCTCACGCTGAATCACGCTTCTGAGATGCTCGATCAGACTGCCTTTGGCGATTCCGAGCGAGTCAATCTGGGTGGCCTGAAGACCGTATCGTTCGATGGCACTGGGCATGTGGATTACGCCACTGACACGCTCGACTCGGTGTTGTTCACAGCCATCGGCGCTGACACGACTGAACTGGTGACCGTGTTTGCGGAAGGTGTGACCGCAGGCTCGACGACCACAGGATCGGGCTACGGCTTTCCTGCGGCTGTGGATACGTACACCGTCGGTGGTGCGGTGGGGTCGATTCTGGACTTCACGGTATCGGCGCAAGGGCGCGGGACGCTGGCGAAGGCGACAGCACTGTCAGACTTTCTCGACACGTTCACGACGTGTGGTGAGAACAACGGCACCGTCTACGATCTCGGGGCAGTCGAGTCTGGCAAGTCGCTCTATAGCGGCTTGCATATCACGGGCGTGGGATCGACGGAGGGCACGGCGGCAGTGCTGATCCAGTCAGCGTCGTCCAGTGGGGCGGGCTTCACGGCAGCGGCGACGACTCGTGTGACGTTCACGACGCTGGGCTTCCTGACTGGTGAGCCGGGTGCGGTCGTCGTGGGGCCGAGTTCAACAGATGAACCGTTCTGGCGTGCGCAGTGGACCGTGTCCTCGTCAGCGGGTGATGGATTCAAGGGCTTGGCATGGATGGGTATCCAATAGGAGAGAACAATGGCGACACTAGCTTTCACTGACGCGTTCGTGTGGGTCAACAGCGTGGATCTCTCATCGCATGTCGAGAGCGTCACGCTGAATTACAGTGCAGAAATGCTCGACGAGACCGCGATGGGCGACACCAATCGAGTCAACAAGGCAGGGCTGAAAAACTACAGTCTTGATCTGAATTTGCATCAGGACTACGCAGCGGGTGCGGTTGACGCCACGCTGTTTAGTCTGGTCGGCACTACGGCGTGCTGGGAAGTACGAGCGGTCAACGCGTGCAGCGCCGCCACGAATCCAGCCTTCTCGTTCGTCGGTATTGTCGAGAGTTACGCACCGATGGGCGGAAGCGTGGGCGCGTTGTTGGACTCACCGGTGACCGTGGCGTCGGCAGGCACGTTAGCGCGGGCTGAAGCGAGCTAGGATGCGCGTCACGGGGGCTGGTGGAACACTGCGCGTGGCCTATCAGCCAGCCGCATCAGTTCGGTCCTGGTCGCTTATTTCACAGCCAGTGCTCCCCGTGCATCGCGTGCGCGTGTCGCTCGTGTTGCGTGACGTCAATGAGTTTTGGATTGCTCAAGAACCGCTCACGCTCTCGCTGTGTCTCACCGATGGGGTCGAATGGGAGTGGTCGCCTGTGACACTTCAGCGGGACGATGATGGATATCACGTCGTGGTCAATTCAAAACCCAAGATCCACAAGCGGGTGCAGGAGGCAGTGTGGGATCGATCTTTCAGGTAACACCAGAGTCGGACCGATATGACCTTGTGTGGCAAGAGCACGAGATCTGGATTGAGGTTAAACGTCTATTGACCGTGCGCGAAGCACGCAAGCAACAATTCGCGGGCATCACCGGCATGCAGATGCCGACGCGTGACGATGCCGACAAACAAATGATGGGATTAGACGGCGAGGCGATGTCGTTTGCCCGCACGATGGCGTACCTCGTGGACTGGTCACTGACCGACGAGAACGACAACAAGATCAAGATCAACGTGGACACCGTGGGTGCGATGCCGGAGTCGTTGTATGACGCGATCGATGAGGTCATCGGGACGCATGTGGCGAAGCGAGAACAGGAAAAAAAAGTGTCACCTCGCCGTTCACCGAAGAAGCGAAAGCTGTCGTCGGCATCCTGAGAACGATGCAGTGGTCCTACAGCGAGTACCTAGACTTTCCTGTGGACTATCTGCCGGCGTTGGAGTGGCGCTTACGGGAAGAGCGACGAGTCGATCGGCAACGTAACAGGAGACGCTAGTGGCGCTGTCAGTCGGTGAGATCGAAGCGACGTTACGGCTGCGCGATCAGATGTCCGCGCAATTGGCGACGGCCTCGACCAAGGTGGGCGAGTTCGGAGCGAAGATGACGAGTCTTGGGACTTCGCTTCTTCCGGTCTCGCTTGCTGTCGGCGCGATAGGTGGTGGTGCAATTAAGGCGGCTGTCGATTTTGAGTCGTCATTCACTGGCGTGCGAAAGACTGTCGATGCGACCGAGGCACAATTTCAAGCTTTAAGTGATGCGTTTCGCAAGATGGCGACTGAGATCCCTATTTCAGTCAACGAACTCAACAACATAGGTGCTGCTGCCGGACAACTCGGCATCGAAACAGAGAACATCGTCACGTTCACGAAAGCGATGGCGAATCTTGGGGTCGCTACTGACTTGACCTCGACTGAAGCCGCCACGGCTCTTGCGCGATTCGCCAATATCACGCAAATGCCACAAGAGAATTTCGAGAGACTCGGATCTACGATTGTCTCGCTCGGCAATAGCTTCGCTGCAACTGAGCCTGAGATCGTGAACTTTGGTGTTCGCATCGCAGGCGCTGGTCAACTCGCCGGATTGACAGAGCCACAGATTCTTGCCATCGGTACTGCCATGGCTTCGATTGGCGTTCAAGCGGAAGCTGGAGGCACATCGGTCCAGAAAGTTCTGAACGCCATGACTGCGGCTGTGGCGACTGGCGGCCCAGAATTGATGACGTTCGCAGCGACAGCAGGCCTGTCTGCGCAACAGTTCGCAGACGCGTATAAACAGAATGCTGCAGGTGCCTTCACAGCGTTCGTATCT